ATACAGATGATTATCTAAATGAAACAGAAATTGGATTTCATTTTTTTAACAATAGTAAAAAAAATAAAGAATTTACACGAAAGGAACTAGAATATTCCGATTTTGCTTGGGTGCTCGATTGCCCAGGAATTGAACTTGAGGAGGTAACGGAATGAACAAGCAGTTTGTTTTGGAATTAAAGAAGTTGATGAATTGTTTTCCTGAATCATACATAAATCGTAACCTTGAAGTAATTCTTATACCTAAAACCAACACTTACTTTTCTCTCGTCGGTTGTGGCACAAAGAAAGACATAATTGCAAAAGTCTTGATGTGGTGTACTAGAGATATAGATAAAGGTGAGCCTTATCAACAACGAAAACGAAATATAGACTTTTATGTGGACAATCGCGATCGTTTAAGAAAATATTTAGGTGCAGATATCAATGTGCATGTGGTTTATAATCGCTTAGGAAATGGAATTAACAAAGAACTCACACACAAATTTATTGAAAGTGGTTTTGATATGAATTTACTTTATAAGGAGGTAACGGAATGAAAAGAAAGAACTATATTGTTTTTGTCAGGCATTTAAAATCAATAAAAGATTTAGTAGATTTTTATGAATATATTGCAGGCTCAAAAGTTTGTGGAATTGCTATTTATTTACTTTTAATCATTTGTTCGCCTTTCATCGCTTTGCTATTCCCGATCGCATACATAGAGCATTGTTTTTATAAAAAAAGATTTATTAGACAATGTGTTGAATACGACTGGTGTTCAAAGGAATATCTTGAAGAGGTTGTTGATATCAGAAAAGATGATTTTAAGGAGGTGGAGTGATGATTATCAAGAATTACAAATATGATTATTCAGGTGGCAGAATCTACTACATAATTGATGTTGATGGCTATGAAGTAGCCATGGAACATACAAAGACAGAGTACGGGAGTGTACAAAGAAATGATATTGATGATTTCTTGGGTACGGTCGAGGAATACGACTTTCAAGAAGCTGAGATGATTGAAGCATTCGTTGACTTTCAAAATGATTTGCTCTTAGATGGAATTGGTTTTGAATTGAGAAATGAGGTGCAGTGATGGAAGAAATGAAAAGAGAGTTTGCAGGTAAATTGTACAGAAAAGCTTGTGAAATTGCAGAGTTTTATGAAGAGCAAATGGATAGTGAAGACGATAACGAGGTATTTGATATTGAAGAATGCTTAGTAGAGTTATGTCAGCTAGTTTTTGACGAAATGATTTTTTGCCAAGCAGCAGTGTCGAGAACATACTTCGCAACATTGCCAACAGACACTCCTCATATTATGAGTGAAGCAAGAAAAGAATTGCCTTTTAAACCAAAGCAGGAGGTGGAAGATGAATAAACAGGAATTGATAAAGAAATACAAAAGACTTGAAGGGGTATGGGATGCTGAAGGAGCAGAAATCGCTCGTCGAATTTTTCTACTAGACTTGTACCAACTAGACGAACCGCAGAAAGTCGTAGTACCGCAGTTTGTGGCGGATTGGATTGAGGAATGTAACGCAAAAAGGAAAAGTTTGCTTGGAGCTCTATTATACACGCCAGAGGGAGTCAATAGCTGGGTGGGTAACTCAGAAAACCAAGAAACATTCGCTCGTGCATGGCTTGACGGGTACGAGGTCGAGAAAGAACCAAAGTATACGGTTAGGGTGAAAGGAGTTTCTGGATATTGTCAATATCTCAATCAACTATTATCATCCAAAGAATATTTTTTTGCATCAATAAACGAAATCAAAGGGTATAGAACCAAGCACACCCGCAAACAATTAGAAGAAGCAGGCTTTGGTGAAGTGTTTAATAGTCCTTTGTTTGAAGTTCAGGAGGTGGAGTGATGTCTCTAAATAAAACACGAAAACGATTGATTATGAAGTTTCGTAGAATGTATAACAGTTACCCAATAGGTATTAAATTAAGCACAGATGGAGGAAATACTTTCTCAGCTTTGGGGAGCATTGTTGAAACTTTTATCCCAGATGCTAGTGTTGTAAAATCTGGAAACATTAAAGCAAGTAAATTACAATCTGATGAAGTTGATTTTAGAAACTTTGAAATAACCATTAGCCAAGGATTCACTAAAGAAGAATGGAATGAATTGAACGGTGGTGTTTTGTGATGATGAATATGAAACGCTTTTTAATCGGCTATGCTTTGCTTACTACTTGCTTGTTGTTTATGCAACGCAGTCAGCTAGATAAACCCTTGTTAGTCTATCACGCTGATAGCAAATACGCTATCACTGGTAAGGTGGAAGCTAAGAAGAAAATCGGAAGTCTATTCACTATCACGGTTAACGGGAATGTTTTCGTGGTTAGTGAGCAGAAATATAATGATGCAGAAATAGGAGATGAGGTAACACTATGAAATACAAAGTAAGAGTCAACGGTAAAGAAATTGAATACGGTGCACTAGTTGAAAAATCACATTTTTCAGACGAAGAATGGTCTGCTATTTATGCAGAGATTGCAGAAGAAAATTACCCAGAAATTTTTGAAAAAAGAAAATCGGATACTGCATTTATTGACACGCTTGGTGCTTTGACTTCACTAGAAGAACGATACGAAGCATTACTAGAGCTACTGCCACAAGATCAATTCTATCGCGCTGGCACTCATCCAAAATGGGTAGCAGATGCAGTAGCAGAAAACACTCTGAACAAAGTGGATACACAATACGATGTGTCTGTTTTAATTGAACGATGTGAAACTCTAGAGGAATTGAAGAGTGAGCTGACAGAATACTTTGATTTAGAAGAAATGTAGGGCAAAACATGAACACACTAGAAAATGTAAAGCAATGGTTTATTGATCGCGATTTAGAAAACGGTGGACGATTAGATAAACAGTCACTCAAGCTCAGTGAAGAATTTGGAGAGCTATGCGCTGGATATCTCAAGAAGAATGAGCAGTTAACCAAGGATAGTATCGGAGATTGTGCAGTCGTGATTGTAGGTCTAGCCTTGCTCATCAAAGAAGATGTGAATCAGATTTTTAAAG